TTGATTGACTCTATACTTTCTTTCTCTGCACCACCATTTGCATTTACAGTAGTGATTACAGTTGAACTTGCATAACTATTGATTGCAGTTTGTTGTGCAAATCTTTTTGCACCATTAGCGTGTTGTGCATCTACGATAATGTATGTTGCACTTATGATATCACCATCTAGTAGTTTTTTACCTAGTACTCCGTCACCAAAATATATTTCGGTAAATCCATCTTCGTTTTCTTGAGTGTAGTAAACTGCTGTAGTAGATTTGATTGCAGATACATCTGTTGCAAGTGCAAAAGTTTCAGATACACCACCTGAATTTACACTTACTACCATTCTTGCTTTGTCTACTCTTCCATTTGATAACACAAACTTATTGTTTTTGATTTGTGTATCTACCACGTATTGGTCTGTTGCATATGTCCCTTGGACTATTTCTACATTTGAATACAAGAAAGTTGTGTTATTTTGTGATGGTAATGCTGAAGATGTAACCACAAAGTAGTAGTTAACTCCATCAAAGGTTGTAGAGAAAATAGTTCCTCTAGGCATAGTCATCTGAGTGGGTGTCGGGTAAGTTCCATCAGGGTTTCTAACATCATTAATTGTTACATCTACTGTTGCACTTGCACACACTTCCGAAGCAGGTGTAAAACCTAAATCCTTTGCACGAGACACTACATTCTTTCTTAATTGTGCAGAGTCTAAAAATAATTCTGAGGCTGCAATATTAGTGTTCACTGCACCGATATGTGATGCATATGAAAGTAAGTCAATAAGAACAGACATACTAGACCCTTCAAAGTCATAGTCTTTAAATTTGTCCTGTCCTTTAAGATAGTTTTTAAGATTATCAGAGATACTATCGAAGTCTAAATCTGTTACGTTTATTTGTGAACTGTTTACTGCCATTATCTTGCCCTTGTTAGTGTGAATTCTACTCTCTGATTAGATACACTATTGTTGATATTATAGAATATAGTACATCTAATTGTGTTTGTATTTTGACTCTCTTCTAATATTACTGATACGTTATTAACTCTAGGTTCAAATGTTTCTACAGTTTTTACTATTCGTTCTTTTACCCTTCTAATTTTTGGCATAGTGTCCAATTCGAACAACATGTCTCTAAGAGAACCACCAAAATTTGGTTTAAATGGTCTCTCATATTTATTGGTTAGGACTATGTTTCTTACAGAACGTCTTATTGCATCCGTATCAGTTTTTACTGTTATGTCACCCGTGACTGGATGAGGTGTAAAGAAAATATCTAAGTCTTTATACCTGTTCGGAGTTGCAACATTCTTGCCTTCTGATTTAATATTAACTGCCATACTTCTATTTATACTGCACTGGGAACTGTTATATCAATTTTAAACGGAAAACCTATAAGTTTTAACAAATCACAGAATGTTAGAGTAAGTAAATCTAATATAGCTCCCAGTCCTATTGCATCTAAGAATTTTTTAACTACTTTGACCCATGCTAAAAGTAATTTCTTTTTCCAATTAACTATGAAATCTCTGAAGTCTGCTATCATGTTAGCAATTTCATCTTCTAAAGATTGTACTGACAATTCTATCTTACCACCTATAATAGTTGCAAGGTCAATCCCTGCTATTTTTAAACTCTCAAGTTTCTTCTTGATGTATTCTTTATATTCCTTTGTCTTCTCTCCGTACTTTGCTTTTGCAGCTGCCTTCCATTTTGCTATCAACGCTTCTAAATCAAATGCAAATATATCGGGTATACTTGGAAGACCTAATGCATCCCATATCTCCTTAAACTTACCTATGAGTTTCTTCCCCAACTTGAATATTGAATTAGTTACCCAATCCATAATCTCCGTCTTGATGTATTTCCAAGTGTACTTTGCTTTCCACTCATCACACTTAACACCAAAAGAACCATCAAACAATTTTGCCCCATCGGGTAACAATGCATAGAACTTATCAATGTTTGCACTAATCTGAGCTTTAATTTTTGTCTGTTCTTCTTTGGTTAAAACTTTGAGTACGTCTATGTCTATTCCTAAAATAGTTACGTTAAACGATACTGGAATAATTTTAGATATTAGTTCCATAATCTTTACTGGAACATAGATGTGAAACTCCTGTAATAATTCTTCTACAGCTTCTCTGGCTTCCTTACCCCAATTACGAACTGTCCCTTTCTCCCAATAAGGAGATGCAAGACTTTGAAGTTTTTCCATGAACCCTTCAACATCTTTGATAACTTTTTCTATATCTTCTTTTGCATCTGCAGTTATCTCATCTGCATGGGTGACAAGATACACCTTTAACTTACTTGGGACATCACCAATCTTTGCAATTGCATTTGTTAAGTCTGCTTTTGTAGGCAAGTCAAGTACAGTTCCATCGGGACATGGAAGACTAGTGGGTATGACTGGAAGTGTATATGCCATTATGAATTCAACTTAATTATGCCGCCATTGAGACTTATTTCAGGTGCAACGACTGATAGATTTTCTTTTGATTCTATTGCAGTTGTCTTTGCAACATTAATCTTTGCATCTCCACCAATATCTAGTGTTGCATCTCCCATTATCACAACGTTTACTTTACCACCGATATGTACTTCGTTGTCTTTGCATATTACAGTGTATTGGTCATTGACTATTCTAGTCATTTGTGACCCATCGGGTTCTATTGAATGAAATGTTCCCGACCTATGTGCAATTGATATTCGTTCTGCACCTACTGTATCGTCTAACTCAAGTAGATGTCCTGACTCTGTCTTTAGTGTTTTATTGAATGGGTAAACTGGTTTTGCTTTAGTGACATAAGACATGTTATCCAATAGAGAAAAGTCTCTGTCTGCATATGTTTGTTCACCTCTTGCATGAATATCTACATCACTTACCCCAAACTCTAATGGGTAGTAAGGTGTTTCTTTGGTTGATGGTTCCGTGATAGTAGAACCTAGACCAAAGTAATCAATTGTTACACTTTCAGGTATCTGAGGAGATTCGTCTAATCCTACTTCTAGTCCCCAACTTCTATTAGGGTTTTCAGTAGTTGCAACTCCATCAATAGTATCTGTATATGCACTGATTCCTTTACCAACCCTTCTTGGGTCATTGAACCCAGTCTCCACACTACGTGCAACTTCTTTACCTGTAACATCAACCTTCCATCCTTCTTGTGGAATACCTGCTACTGTTCCAGTAATGATTGGGTTCTGTTGAGATGAATCTCTAAAGAAACCAAATACTGTAGACCCTTCTACGAGTCCATGTTGTGTTCCAAATCCTGATAGACCTGCTGAGGTTGTTGGTAGTAGAACTTGGGCCCATGGTAAATCAGGTGTTGCAATTTGTGTTTTATCTGCATTGTGAATTCCATGTATACGAACACGAACTCTACCTATCTTCATAGGGTCATGTCTATCTTCTACGACTCCATAAAAACTCATCATACTCGGGTGTATTTGTTGACTCATTTTGTTACACTCGGTTCTAATTCTTTTGATATACCTTCTCTAACACAAGTCATTGTTAAAGTCCCTTGGTTGTCTGCTGGTTTACCCATAAGTTTTATTTCAGTTATTAGATATCTATTATCATTCTTCTTATCTACTGTACCTTCAGGTTTAGATGTTTCAGGTTCAGGTATCATAAGTTTAACGACTGTTCCTACAGTTAAGTCTGTTCTAAATGGAATTACTATTGTATACATATTTTGATGAAGTAAATGCATCAATGCATTTCTTTCTAGTACACCATTGTCATCATATGTTTCACCTAAGAAAGGTTGTGGTGCATCTAGTGTTGTTGCATTACCATACGAATGAACCATGGTGTCGACATTAACAATCTTAGAATCAAATGATTCATTTACCGCAGGTTGAATATCTGTTTGTGAATACTTTTGGTCTGATGTTGTTATTGCATCATCAGGTGTTGCAGTAATTTCTTGGACATCTATATGTGCAGAAGGTTTATGCATATGACCATCCCTGTTGAATGCATCTTTCATATTGTAAATATGTTCTTCTACTCTTTGTGTTATTGGATTCCATACTCTAAGTGTAGACGCATACATACCACTTGTAACACCTGTTAATGCATCGAAAGCTTGTGGTCTATGAATTTCTAATATTTGTGTATTTAATCCTCGTAAAGAGTTTATGTTTACGTCATAATTCTCTTTATCTGTATTCTTAGGAGCTCTAGTAAAAACAACTGGATGTTCTCTCTGATACATTTCTGCAATATCATGGAATCTAAAACCACCATTGAGTGTTTGATAAAAGAAACATGAGTTTCTCCATGGTGCATCTAGAGAAGTATTTGCATTATTAACCATATGTTTAATACAATTATAAACAGTCATGTCGGGTGCTAGGAATTGATTATTTGCAGGCATTGTATCTACCCATGCCTCGGTCTCTTCCTTTCTTAATTTAATACTGTTAGTTAGGATACCCAATATCATTGCACTGTAAGAACCATAGAGACATTGAGAAATTCTTTCCTTCTGTACTTGCATCATTCTAGGGTCTTGACACAAAAGTTGATAGGCTTGTGTGGTTTCGTTTATACGTTGGATGTTATGAATCTTATGAATTCTAAATGTTCTATCTATAGATTGAGATTTATCGGACTTATCTTCCAATCCCTCTTTCTGTCTTACAGATATTCTTACATTTTCCTGTCCTACAATCTCATAATTCTTAAGTAAGTTGACTCCATCCAAAACCATGATGTCTGCAGTTGTAAACATTTTGTATATACTTTCATACATTCTAAAATTACTACAAATTTTTGTTATATCAACTACATCACCTGCTTGAGTAACAATTGATATTGCCTCAATGAAAAATTCACCTGCTTTATGATTACTACTCATAGTTTATACTGACATGATACGTTCAAACTGATTAACTACTGCAGAAATCAATTCGGGACGTATTACTCTTATTCTTCTTTTTGCTTCGTTTGTTTCCCATTCTTTATCAAAGAACGATACAGAAGAGAATCCATTTTCAAAGAAGTTCTTTCTAACTCCATTGAGGTCTTTATAATATGCAATACCATCTCTCTGTTCTATTGCATTAAGTACAGTCATTGACTTACCACTAACACTTCCTGTTACCACATCATTACCAACAAACTGATTTCCTATAACACCAATACGTTTCATAGTTGGGTCGACCTTAACTACGTGTGCTTCTTTACCTGTTGAAGTTATCTTCTCTCCTAGTAAAAACTTATTGGTTGATGTTATAATATCTGTTGTTTCATTTCCGACTAGGTACTGACCTTCATACTTTTCACTCATGTATGTCTCAAAGGTTTGGTTGTCTTTATGCCAATCATTGTAGTTAGTAAATTCGTTTGCAAGGAACAATGTCCAATGCAAGTCACCATTACCATATAGTTTAGTTGCAACTACATCGGGTCTTTCACCATCTTGTATTTCATAGTAAGTGTATGAAACTATATTGTCGAGTGCTTCTGTTTCTATTTTAGACTTTCGGAAAAAGTCTTTGATTGATATTACCTTACCATCATTAAGTGTATACTCAACATTGGGGAAGTTTTGAAAAAGTTCATTTGCCATGATTAATCACCCCCACCGAACAAGTTATCTATTTTTGCTTTTGCCTTTGTTCCCAGTTCTATATAATTGTTCTTCACGTCACCAAGAGTCGTTCTGTCTCCTTCCATTACAGAAGAATCATTTGACTTAAGAAGACCACCTTTATTAGATACGGGAGAAAGAGCTTGATAATTATTTTGTGTCATTAACCTTATTTCCATAAACTCTAATGTCATGGTAGATTTAACAGGTTGACCATCTTCATATACTGAGAACTTCTGACCACCTGTATGGTCAACATCACACTTAGTGCAAACTGCTGGAAGAAACCCATCCACTCTATCTTTAATCGGGCCGTTAAAACTTATATCAAATATATTGGGGTAGTTAAAGAATTGGTCTTGAAACCTTTGTGAACTTTCTCCACTCTCATCAAACATATCAAAATTAAATGTGTCGGGTAACATAGCAGTTCTAAATGCATAAATGATATGGTTTATTTCCGCTGCTTCCCAATTACTTCTAGGATAAAATTCATATGTAAAGTTCCATGAACGGAATCCTATACCCTCAAACATCATTTCCTTCATAGGATTTATTGCAATACCAGCTCTTGCTTCAACTCCACCCCCACTTAGGGTAGATGCAAACTTCACTGCAGTACTGAGTGCCGTATTTGCTAGTGCTTCCTTAGTTCCAGTACCACCTAATGAGCCTGGGTCTGTAATTAAATCAGTTACAACTCTATTAATACCACCCATACTTTCTTGTTTATATTGAACATTTGCTTGGGATAGAAGTGTGTCGGGAATGTATAGATGTACTTCAAATTCTGCACTTCTACCTAGTATACCACTTTGACTTTCTGTTGTACCATCAGTCAAAGATTGCAATTGTCTAGGTCTAGACCTAAAGGTTATATAATTTTCATGAAAATCCAAGTCTTGTGGATACATAAAATCCTTAGTGTTCTCATCAGGTAGACCTTTACATGCACGTTTGGATGTGTTCTTTGCAGACAACTGTCTTTGCAGAGAACTTCTTCGTGCATCTAGTATACTATTTGCAAGACCTTTCTGTTCTGCAAGTTCATCAACCAATGAATTGAAGTTTAGATTCTTGAATTTTGATACTGTTCCTTTGAAAGATTTGATTGCTGACTGAGCTTTTTCAATTTTACCTAGTAGTTTGTCTAGAGATGCCATGCATTTGTCCTGTATAAATAGTTATATTCGTTAATATAGTATTGTTATTTATGTCATACAGTGGGAAGTTTAAACCAAAGAACTACAAAAAATATAGAGGAGACCCTACAAAAATCTATTATCGTTCTCTTTGGGAACGAAGATTCATGATGTATTGTGATAACAACACTGCAATTATCGAATGGGGAAGTGAAGAAATTGTAATTCCTTACATATCACCTGTTGATAAAAGAGTACATAGATACTTTCCTGACTTCTTTATAAAGTATGTAACCACAAAGGGACAAATAGTCCGTGAGATTATAGAGGTTAAACCCAAGAAACAACTCAAACCCCCGAAGGAACCTAAACGACAAACCAAACGTTACCTCAACGAAGTTGCAACCTACGTTGTCAATCAAGCAAAGTTTGCAGCTGCAAATGAATACTGTAACGATAGAAAGTATGGGTTCCGAATATTAACTGAAGACCACTTAGTACCTAAGAAAGGAAAAAAGAAATGAAAACATTATATGTATTTGATTTAGATGGAGTCTTGATTGACTCAGAAGAGAACATGGAGAAGTCATTCAACTCCCTTAACACTGGTAGACCCTTTGAGGAATACTTTAAACTTATCGGTAAACCCTTTAAAGATATCTTAACTGAGATGGGTATACTTACTGACCAAGACCAACTAATGGTGGAATACAATTACCACTCTCAAGAAAACAGTGACTTGATTAAGTTCTATGATGGTGTGGAACAACACTTAAAGTACCTTAAGTCCCAAGGTAAAAAGATTGCAGTCGTTACATCCAAACATAAAGATAGAACACATGACATTCTATCTAAACTAGATGTTGAGTTTGATTTTATCTGTTGTCCCACTGAAGGTCTAAGAGGTAAACCCTCACCTGACCAACTACTATATACTCTTGCACATTGTAATACAAGTCCATGTGATGCAGTCTATGTTGGTGACATGATAGTAGACAAAGAATGTGCAGATGCATCGGGTGTGGACTTTATATTTGCAGAATATGGATATGGTGAAATAGAATGTTGTTGGAACAGAGCAAAATCAATACAGTCGGTCTAATACCTTCCCGTTGGGGTTCAACTAGATTCGAGGGTAAACCCCTTGCAATGATTAGTGGCCAACCAATGATACAACGTGTCTATGACCGAGCATCGTTGTCGAAGAAACTAGACGAAGTCTACGTGGTTACGGATGATGACCGAATTGAGAACTACTGTAATGACAATGACCTGAATGTAATCAGGGTAGATGACGATGTAGAAACGGGGACTGACCGAATTGCACTTACACTTGATACACTTGATGCAGACATATACGTTAACATCCAAGGTGACGAACCCCTGATTGACCCTGATGCAATTGATAGAATGATTGAATACTTCAATCCTAATATCGGAACTGTAAATGCATATGTCAAGATTACCGAACCCTACAAGGTTATGGATAATGATATAGTGAAGGTAGTGTTCAATTCATATCATTGTGCAATGTATTACTCACGTCTCGGTATACCCTTTCCACGACATGAGAATGGAAACGTTTATCAACAACTAGGACTCTATGCATTCTCTAAAGAACGACTTAAACTATTCAGAGAACTACCTATGCAGAGTTTAGAGAAATCTGAGAGTGTAGAGATGTTGAGATACTTAGAGAATGGTTATGATGTTCAGATGGTGCATGTAGATGATGTGGGTCTATCAGTAGACTCCCCTAAAGATATAAAGTTAGTAGAGGAATACTTAAATGGAAATAATTAAACACTTACACACTCAAAAGGATATAGATGAACTCAGAGTCATCTTTGACGAGTTTCATGTTAGACCTAAGTTAGTAACACTAGGTGAAGCACTTGAAAATAAATGGGAACGTAAACCCGATGCACATATCACATATGCAAAACATCTACTGAAACATAAAGACTTAGAACCAGTTGTTGCAAAGAACTTCAAAGAGAAGATGGATATTCATGAATACAATCAGAACTTCCATGCAACTAAACTCATATGGTTAATCAATGAGATTAGAACTAAGGGGTTGTACTCAACTCCACAAGCTTACATGAAAGATGATAAGTGGATTGTGCATCCAGGCACCCATAGAGTTCATGCACTTATACACTTGAATAAGTTAGACCAAGAGTTTGTGTTATGGGATGTGTCAACCTTTCGTAATGAATCAATAGACTTTGATACTTGGTTAGAGTTGTATTCTAAAAGTGGGAATGATTTGTTTGCAGTTGAGACACCTAACATGATTGAGATGCATGTTCAAGAGGATAGACCTGACATGTATACAAACAGTGAAAGAGTTATGAAGACGATAAAAGAGATTGAGTTTACAGAAGAGTCTGTACTAGATTATCAGTTTAATACTTAGGTACACCATTATCATAAGTTGGTATGAAAAAATTGTTTACATCTTGTGCAGTTGGGGTGCCTGAAGTAATATTAGTAACGTTTCCACCTTGATTCATGATGGTATTAATATTACTATTACCATAATCTTTAACTTGTCCTTGAGTCATGAAATCATCTAACTGTGTTCTATAGAGTTTCATCTCCCTTAAATATTGTTCGTTTAACATTAACAATTTTGTAACAGGAACATCACCAACCATTCCAAATTGGTCTACATTAGCATCCTTCCTCATGAAGTGTGCGTTTATACCATATTCGTCCTTAACTGCTTCAAGGAACTCGGGGTCATTTCTTCTTAGTTTTTCATACCTAGCATTATCTGAAACACCTTGTGGAGATATTCTGTTGCTTAATTGTGCTTGTTGTTCTTCATCTAATAGACTATATTGTGTATCTATAGTTGATTTAACATCGGGAGCTCCAACAATTGGTAGTCTTTCTGATTGGTCACTATCTGAACCAAAAAAACTTGCAGTGTTCTCATACATAGAGTTTAAAAATCCTGCTTCCCCTTGGAATGCAAAGTTACCATCTTCTTGTTTTTTAATTAAAAAGTCTCCCTTCTTATAAATTTTACTATCCTCGCCCATCGTTAAATCGGGGTTTGCTTGGACAAATGTAACTACTTCTGCAAGATTCATATTTAATTCAGCTGCTAGCTCTTCTGCAGTAGTTGGTTTACCCTCTGCATTTAAGTAACCTATCTTAACATTATACTGTTCTGATAATCCTGCGGTATAATCTGCCTTTTGAAGCAAAGTCATTTCTCGAGTATCGTAATCTACAGCTGCCTCTTTTTTCTTTAACGCTCCATAGATATCTATTGCACCTTCGGATGCCTCAGTTCTGATACCCCCTACATCATCTTTAGAAAGACCAGCTTCCTTACCGACAAAATCTGAGCTCATATTGAAGGTATCATCATTACCCATATAGTCTCTTACTTCACTATTAGCTAGAGCTTGATTATATAAATCCTTGCCTGTTGCATCTTCACTAATATTTCCTAATTTTTTTTGTTCTTCTATTTCTCGTGCAACAGTCTTCTTTCTAATTTCATCTGCTTTACCTTGTTTACCAAAAGCTTCAAGGAATGAAATTCTTAATCTATCAAAACCTTGTACAAATGCATGTATCATAAGTCCGATACCTTTCATAAAATCACTCTTAATGAATTTTCTAATAGCAATAAAACCTAAAATACCAGCACCAATAAAGAGTGCTATTTTTAGATTTTTCAGACTGAACGCGTTTTTTAAATTCATCCCAAATTTCTTAAGTCTAAGACCAGTATTTTTTAGTACACCACCAAGTCCTTTAAAAGCTGGCCATAACCCTGCTAGCAGTTTAAGTGGAATGTTAATAGCTGCCTTTACTTTCTTACCAGCATCTTTTAACTGACTCCCCATTGCACTTCCAAAAAGTTCACTAAAGTCATCTCCAACATTACTAAATGCAGTTTTAAAACCTTCTGCAACTTCTTTGTTAGACTTTGCTAAATCTTCACCCACCTTTGAGTACGCCTTTGCACTATTATCTGATGCATCTTGAATCCTTTTATTGTAAGCATTTAATGCAGCTTCAAATCCTAGTTCACCCTTCTTAATACGATTACCACTTTTGGTGATTGCTTCATCGACACCTAGTCCACCTAATCCAAATGCTTTTTGGATTTTTTGCATAACTGTTTCTGCTTTGGCGGCCTCAGCATCTTTAAGTTTCTTTTCTAATTCCTTTATTTGTTTTTCATTAGATTTACTTATCTTGTTAGCAGTTCTTTCTAATTGGGTAGTCTGTTTCTTAGCTTCCTTTAACTCTGCACGTTGTTCATCAAATTGTGCTTCATTAACAA